TTTGGGTTTAATCTCTTGAATTGCTCGTAGCATCTCTCCCCACAAGTAGCGTTCATCATCTGTGCCTTTTCTTTTTCCGGCAAGTGAGAATGGTTGACAGGGGAATCCTCCTGTAAGAATGTCAATTGTGTTTGCATATTTTTTAAAGTCAGTTTTACATATATCAATATGACTATCCGCATTCGGAAAGTGATAGTCCAATACTTTTCTTGGGAACTCCATCCACTCGCAATGAAAGACATTTGTCCACCCCATCCATTCGGCAGCGAGATCAAACCCACCTATTCCGCTAAACAATGAACCGTGTCTCATAGGCGTTCCTTGTACATTGTTCGTGATCCAATAAAGGTGGTTTCAATTGTGAAACATTCTCCGTGCCTGTTCTTTGCGATTATGAGTTCAGCATCCTCCGATTCATTGCGTTCTTTTGAATAGTAATCAGGTCTAAATGGGAACATCACAACATCTGCATCTTGTTCAATGCTTCCACTCTCCCGAATGTCGGATAGCATCGGTCTTTTATCTGCTCTCTCCTCACACTTCCTTGAAAGTTGTGCCAAAACAATCACGGTGATTTGCAATTCCTTTGCCAATAATTTAAGGTTTCGTGATATCTCTGCAATTTCTTGCTCTCTGTTTTGCTTTGTTCCTTTGATTAACTGGATGTAATCAATGATCAGCAATTCCAATCCGTGTTTTGCCTTGTGAATTTTGGCTTTTGATTTGATTTGATTGATGGATGAATTCGGATCGTCATCAACAAAGAATTCAACCACCGAATTGTTCACACTGTCACACATATAAATCACCTCATTCTCTCTTAATGTCGCATTGCGAATCTTCCAGTTTGGCAAATCACAAATCAATGACAAGTATCTTTTCGCCAATTGCTCGGATGACATTTCAAGTGAAATGAATAAACCCTTACCACCCAATTTCCCAAACTGATACATCAATGACAAAGCAAGTGCCGTCTTTCCTTGCCCAGGTCTCGCAGCCATCACAACCAAATCACCGTGATTCCATCCACCCAATACCCTGTCAAGTGATTGCCATCCAGTTTGCTTCCCGGTTATCTTGTCACCCCTTTTGATTGATTCGGTTATTGTATCAACTGCCGATGCAACTACTTTGTGAATAGACAAAGGATCGTTGATTGTGGTGAACTTGGTGTTATCAATCAAAGTTTGTGTGAAGGTGAGCATCTCTTTCAAATCCAATGTGACATCAATAGAAGAGATTTGCTGAATGAAATTCTTTTGTAAGTATCTATGTTCCAATTTTGGAAGATATTGGCTTAAATTGGGCATAGAGTAAACGGCTTGACCAATTGTCACAAGATGTTGTACTTCAGTTCTTTCAAACTTGCCAACCAAACACACATAGTCAATGGGTTCGTTTTGGATATATCTGTCCATCATAAAGTCAATCACTCTTTGATATAGTTTTGTTTCAAACCACACTGGTTTAATTCTTGGTAATAATGCTCTTGTCTGTTCGTAGTAAAGCAATTGACCGATGATGTATTCTTCAAGCTCGTTCGTCATAATCTTTCAAATTAAATTTGTTTTTGTTGTTAATGATTTCAATTGTTTTGTTTTTCTCAAAATCTTTTGGTGCATATAAACCTGAATAGTTTTGAGTGATGGAGTGTTCAACGACCTCCGTGAATTCTTTTGGTGTATATTTTGACTGACAAGATTTTATGAGTTGTTCAATACCAGTTCTTGTGTATCTCTGCTTTTTTTCTTGTTTATACTTTAACCACAAATCAAACGACAGTTTGTATTCTTCTTTTACATTTACATTATCAGTTACATTATCATTATCAGCTTTTTTGGGTTCTTGAAAAAAGGCTTGGGTTTTTTGGGTTTCATTGGCTTTCTTTGGTCTACCACCTTTTGAACCGTTAACACTTTGTTTCTCAATGTAATCCTCGTATTTCACCAAATCCCTTTTTAATTGCGTTTTAATGGGTTCAAATGCAATTGACAATAGTAAGTCATCACAAGGTGGATTTTCATCGTTCACATATGCGAAGATGTGTTTAATTAATTTCCCAGCAATTTCATCAGGGAGTTTGTTGAATACCCCTTGTTGGTCACAATAAAGGATAAATGATTTCTTATTTTTTGCCATAAAAAAATCCCTCTCAAATTGCGGTGGTAGAAGCACACACAACTCAAAAGGGATAAAAGGGTTTTAACTTTCGGTATCTTCTACATACCAGTTAACGATACAAATATAATTAAAAGAATCTTAACTTCTCGCCTCGTTCACGAAAATTGTAAATTTCTTCAAGCAGAGCAAGATATGTTTTTGTATTCGTACAATCTACTAATTTGGTTGATTGGTACTGGAGTTTTTGCATCATTTTCTCGTGATTGTAGCCCTTGACATTATACAAATGAACCAATGCAAAAACAAATGATCTTGACTTCGCACCTTCATAATGCATTCTCCAATCTTGTATCCATTTTAACATAATTAAACCACGATTTCTATGAACCATTTCCAGTTTGCCTTCTTTTACTAGACACAATGTTGAACCGCCACTACTGCCTGATGCAAAAATATTTAACAATGTCATTACCCCCAACCCTGTTTTTGTCAATAGAGATTTCAAATAACAGTATTCTTGCAATCCCATATCGCAATAACCATCAATGTAATCTTCGACTTTCCAATTTTTTGTATTGGCGTTTAATGTTTGAACTTCTGAAAGCCCTAAATTTTCTACCAATAAATAATGGATTGGAAATCCTAAATCTTTACAAACTGTAAAGCGATGTTGACCGTCAATAATTTCAAATTTGTCGTTTACTAAAATTGGATTTGCAAACAATAAATTTTTTGTCATCACGGAAGATCGTAATCTTTTCAGGTGCAATTCATTTAACTGGCGATTACCTCCAAGAGTTTTGAACTTTGAGTAATCATTTGTTTTCATTACGGTGTTCACCGTTGTGTCTTTCTGCGTGTGGTTACTGCTCTTCACCATTGACGCTGTTTGTGTGTTATACATTTTGTTTTTACCTTATGGTTTTGTTTTGTATCCCAGTTCTGTTAGGATTTTTTTTTGGTGTTTTTGTCGAAGCTCATACATCTTACCTCTCAATTCAGGATTGGCTTTCTGCAAACTTTGACGGCATCTGCGGATGGTCTCCGGTGATGTTAACTTGCCTGATTCCAAACGATGGAAGAAGTTGAACAGATTTGATTCCTTACGCCAAATCATTGACATCAATAGGTTGTCATTGTCTCTTGTCTGTGGGTATTGCTCAAGCAATTGTCTCACAAGTTCTTTGGTAACATTCATAGGGGTTTTGTTTGTGTGTAAAGGTGACGCACTTTGCATTCGCTGAATTGCATTCGCTGGGCAATCTGTCTCCAAGTGCAACGCATATCATCACGAAGGATTGCGATTGCCCAACATAGTGCTTGTTTATCAGTTAGATTTTTCACAATAGATTTTCTTTGCATTGGCAAACCCGGCATTGTATGCCAGTTGTTGTTCCATCTTCTCCAGTTGCTTGAAGTTGAAGATCAGGTGTGGGCTGATATCCAAATCGGGGAACTCCGTGCGTAGGTGTTCAACCAAGCGGTCAATTGGTGTTTTCATTTTCTGCTTTGATTATTTCTTGAATCTGTTGTGAGATGGCTTTGATTAAACTGATGATATCAAGATTGTGATTGATGGTCTTAATGTCCTCAAGTTCTATATCTGTGTTTCTGTGTTTAACCCTGATCTTCATTTCCGTTTGGGATTAACTCTTGAAGAACTTTCAACCAATAGTATTTGCTGACTTCTGTGCAATGATCAAGTATTTCATATACTGCAACTCTCGCACATTTGATTGCATCGTCTTCCGATAGTGAATGAATTATATCAAAATCTCCATCTACCAATTCAACCGTTTCCGCATTGATGGTGTAAAATTTGGCGATAAGCTCTTCGGCTTTTTCTTTGGGTGTTATATCTGTTTTCATTGTCCGTCTATAAATTCTGCGTAATCTCGTGCATCTTTTTCGCATTCAAATGTGGCGAGTAATTCTCCAGCGAAGTATACCCGCCATTTCTCAATTGAATTAATTGTTGCCTTTACTACCCTCGCTTTTAACATTTTTTAAATCTGTAAATTGGTTCTTGAAAGTTTGCAACTTGTCCTCCAACTCTGCAATCCGTTTCTCGCTCATCATCTTCGCTTGGTTTAAATCATCCTTGCCTTGCTGGATGGTTGACCTGATCGTCAAGATTTCTGTTTCCAAATCCCAAATGTTGCGATTCTTTTTGTTAATTGATTCTTGCAATTCCTCTGCGTTTCTCTCAACTTGCCACAACCGGTAAGCGAGAAGGACAGTTACACCGCCCAAGATTAAGTAAGTTATCATTTTGCTTTTCCTTTATAGAATTTGTGATTGAAGATGGTTTGACTGAATTGGTCAAACTCTGGATTGTACTGATCCCGTTCAAACTGGTAAGGTTTGGCTTCAGGAAGTTCTTTGTTCATTGCCTTCTTGATGCAATGGATAGAGTAACACACCGCAAAAACGATGGGTGTCAAGATGATTGGGTAGATGATGTCTAAGCTCATAGTTCAGTTATTACGAAAGTGGTTGCTTGATGAATTGAAAAGTTTAAAATAAAAAAAGCGACCGCCTCAACTTCTTCAATGTGTCTGCGTTCAATTGCCTTTGAATGAACTTGATTGCCATTGGCATCTAAAAATGTGATTTTATATGTATTCTCTTTCATAGTGATTCAAAACAACATACTTTCTTTCACTTATGCAAATTTATTTTCTAATTGGCTTTGTGAATGAACGATTTATTTTGTGATTGACAAAAAGAGTTCTCCAGCGTAGGTCAATTTTTCATCAATGATTTCTTGGATGTCCTCTTCCAAAGTGATGAGAGTGGTTGTGAGCTTCTTGCCGATGGGCATTCGGGGATCATAACTGACAAACAAACCTTCTTCCAATCCGGTTGCAATCATCCCCATTTGCATCTGCCAAAAATACTCCGTGCGTTTTGATTTCAACTGCTCGTTGTTTTTGATGAAGAAGTTTTGAAGGTGGTTGCCTGAATTAAAAGGACATTTGATTTCTACCAACTGCCCACCAAGTGCATCAGGTGAATACCCTCCCCATTCTCCATAGGTGATGAAGGTGTATGTCTCTGCACCGTAGTAAGTGAAGAAATCATCGGTTTGTTGGGAGAAATAGTGGAAGGCTTCCTTCTCGTGTTCCTTACCCCAATCCAAAGCACGACCATAGATCTCCGATTTCGCACCGGTTAAGTATTCCGCTGCCTTCTCAAAGACAAATGATTTCGCAGTTTCCGACAAGAACTCCGATTTGTTTTTCGGAGTTCCCATAAGTTTGTGAATTTCGGAAGCGGTGAAGCGTGAACTTCTCAACCTCTGCCAATCTTCTTCATTTAAAGAAGTGTGAATAACTGGATGTGACTGATTCATTTCTCGCCAATTAAAAGTTTCATATTCACCGGAGATACCTCAAACTTGCTTGTGATGTCGGTCATCAATCCACCCGTCTTCAAATGGTCAACTGCTTTGTTCCACGATGGATGCTTTGGTGTGAGTTCATCTTTCTTTGGAATCTGTCTTCCCATTGCTTTCTCACCATCATCATCATCGTCAATGTTCAAGTTTAAGATTGAACCAAGTGCATACCTCCGTGCGTAGGTCATTGCACTTCCCATTGCTTGGGGATCGTTCTGCTTTGCAACCGGCATCACATAGGATGATTCCATCCATTCACCTGAATCAGCGTGAAGAATGATGGTTGTGAGTGCGTTCCCATCAGGGAATTGACTAATTGCCAAACCACATTCACTCAATGGCTTTTGGATTGTATCCAGTATGTTCGCCAAACTTGCATACTTGGATTTGAAGAAAGGATTGTTGGCTTCCTTTGCTACCTTGCTCACCGATGCTTGGAATTTTACCAACGCACCAGCAATGTTCTTGATTGATTCTGACTTATTCATAGGAAATTTGTTTTGTGTCCGAGCATAAATAATACTGTAAACTTGTCGGGTTCAAGGAAAAAGAATCT